GACAGAGGCTTTTAGTTTTAATGTTAAATTATACAGCATACACACTTGTAGATATAACAAATACAAATGAACATAAAAATAAACCTAATCACTACAAGTTTTTACAACAACAAAATTTAAACACACTTATTCAAACCATTGGACTACGTAGTCAACCCTTAGAACCACAAGTTGAACAACTTTTGGCACAAGATATAGTGCAATATGGCTTTGGAAAACAGTATAAAGGACTACATACAGTATGGAGATTACACTTTAGTATAGAGCACAGCAACGTTTTTGATAATAATCAAAATAAGACTCATTATCTCACAAAAGACAGTGATGGTGTTGCTATCTACACAAAACTAGAAGAAACAGCTGAACTTAATACTAAAGTATTTGAGACAATTAGTCCTCGATATATTAACCTGTATTTTAAATATATGCCCGATATACTATAAATACTACGAAGGCAAAAACAAGGCACATTTAGGCACCGTCAAAATACTAACATTTTTATCCGTCAAATTTTGTTCACCGTCAAAATTTTGACCAAGCAAAAAACGAGATAAGTAGTAGTATAAGAAAGACAAAAGGCAGATTAAACTGGCAAACATATAATAGATAGCAAACAACAAGTGTTACAGTAGTAACTAGAAAAGCTGAACTATGTCAACCACAGAACTTGAACGAACAAATCTAGAAGCCCATGTTGATCTTTGTGCAGAAAGGTACAAGGGATTGGAGACACGTTTGGAAAATGTTGAAAAAGCAGTCAAGGACCTTCATTCAGAAATGAGAAGGATGCATGACGAGAATATGAAAAATCATCAAAGCACTAACAAAATAATGTTGGGTGCCGCCGCCACTGTATGTGCTGGTATACTATCAACCATTATCGTTCTGATAATGAATTAAATTCTACATAAATAACTATATGAACTTGAACGAACTAGATACTACTGTCGTGGAAACACAACTTGTATGGGCAAGGAAAGGTCGTAACCTTGTGCGTAAATATCGTTGTGTAGTTGGTCAACGAGCAGGACGTTTAGTAAGTAAACCAGGACAGTGTGGAGCGCCAATTGATATTAAGAAAAGACTTACACTTAAAAAGACAAAAAATAGAATGGGCAAACGTATGGCACGTAAGGCTCAGAGAACTAAAAAGTTTAATCCAGCAAGTAGAGCACTTAAAAGATTAAACAAGCCTAGGAGACGTTGATGAAAATACATGAAGTAATTGACAAAGTTGAAGAGTATGGTATGACAAAAGGTAGTGCAGGTATGCGTAGTCAACAAAGTACCTATACAAATAGTGTAAAACGCTCAAATAACAAAGCTATGGATCAAAATCGTGAAATGATGATCAAACAGAATCAACAGAATAGGCGGGCCAATAGATTAGGTAGAAAAATTGCTACTGGTATGCCTACTAGACTATTAAATCCACAACAAGCACAAGCCCCTACGGGAGAGGCATAATGAAAGCTATACTCACAAAAGGTGGCATACTCAATTGGATTAATATAAGAGAAAATACTTTTTTAGAACAATATTTTGAACAAGATGTTAATATAGAACAACAATCCTTAAATGAAAGAGAACAGTACATTGCACAAACTCTAGTCACTAGAGGAGTATTGGAAAAAATAATAGATAACGGTGCAACCAAATATAAACTTAACAAAAACAAAATGGTGTAAAATGAAAAACGAAACAAAAGCAATGTATGACATACTTAAAAAAGTAAATGCAGTTGAAAAGACCACTAAAATTGTAGCTGAACGTGCAAACAATGATATTGATTTACAGATGGCTATAACACAAAAAGTAAATGAAAACAGTGTTAGTATCCAAAACTATCGTATTGATATAGTGTTATTACCGTTTGCTGGCAAACAAAAACGTTTTTACAATATCGTTGAGAATAATAAAATTTTACACAGAGAACTTGCTCTATTTGAAACTGCAATGGGTATTGTAAAAAATCTTATGTTAGAAAAACATGAAAAAGTAAAAAGTTTAGAGAAATTAGATGTTGAGTACAACAACTCTTTATATGAAGTTTACATGTACAAGACCAAAGCAAAGAAATCATTAAATGAAGATGTAATGATTGCCAAAATGAGCCAGGCACAACACAAGCTAAATGAAGCTAAAAAGAAAATACTACAAAAACTATAAATACATTATAGAGAACGGGAATAATATCATGTACTTAAACGATTTAAATTCAGCACAACACAATGTTAGTAAGCTGAATCGTGTGCTTGCAGATACGTTTAACCACGAGGTTGACTTATCTGAAATGTCAACAGATTCGCTAAACAGAATGTTGTCTACAACAAATGCTAAAATGATAGCAATAAAAGAGAGTGATCTCAAGTATTGGGAAAATCCACAATACAATAAACTAGGATTAATAGCACATCAAATTAAAGAATATTTGAGTGAAATTGCACCTGCTAGAGCAGACGGCAAGCGTATGAAAACCAAAGAAAGCGTTGTAATGGAAGATGAACTAGAGCAAGCAGAAGTTATGCTAGCCGCTCAAGAACTGGTTGATGAATTACAAGGTATGGTTGAAGACGTAGCAGAAATGCAAGTTCAGAAACTAATGCCAATTGTTGATGCAATGAAAGAGCAAGTAGGTTTTGAACAAGCAGAAGCATATAACAATGCCGCAGACGGTGCACTTGCACAATTACTTGATGCAATGAAAACAGCAAAAGGTGCAGTAGAGAATGCAACACTCACAGCAAGAGGCGAAGCACCTGCACAACCGGCACCAACTGACATGGCTATGGATCCGGAAGCTCCTGCAGAAGAGCCAATGGACATGGAAACACCAGATGAGTTTGGCGGAGATGATGCAGAAGCTGGAGAAGAAAATCCAATTGGAAGAGAACTAAAAGGTGAAAGTGCGTTAGCTGATATGGAAGGTAAAGCACTAGCTGAAAAAAAGTTTCTAGAGAGTAAAGACAAACTCTTTAAAATGGTCAAAGAAGGCAAGATGACACAAGAACAATTTATAAACATTATTAATGAACTAGACGGAAAAAAATAATGCTTATAAGCGAAGTTTTATTTGAAGACCAAATGGATATTTTAAATGACCTAGAAGAATTAATCACTAGGGCAAAAGCCAATGGCAAATTTAAAATTCCAACTAATATGGTACTATCAAAACTTCGTGCAATGGGACATAGTGTAGACATACAAAGTTTGCTTGATATGTTGCCAACAATTACTAGTGTCGGTACTAGTAACAAAAAAGACATCACACTGGATACAGCATTACCCCGTTCTGATGCTGGATCAGAAGATGAAACTGTAAGCAAGATGGCTAAAAAACAGATGTCCAAGGATAAAGAACTATGACATATGCAATTAACAAGACTGAAGCAAGAACAATAGCAAGAGCAGATCTAACTATATTCAATGAAACACAGTTTTTGATGAAGCAAGTCATTACTGATTCTGGAAATGGACTATATGAAACTACAATTACAGACGGCACTACAATGACAGAATCAACACCAACAATTACAATTACAGGCAGTGCCGCCAATCCTACTATTACAGGAACACCCACTGTAATAATCGCTGGACAAACAATTACACTAGGCACAACTGGTACAAACCTAAACAGTGTAATAGCAGATATTAATGATGCAGGTGTAACTGGATTAGTAGCCAGCAAAAACGCCACAAATAATCTTGTATTGTCATACACACTAGCACAAGCACTCAGCTTTACAGTTGTACTAGGAGCAGGCACTGCAAATACTGCATTAGGTTTAACTGCACAAACATACACAGCTACAAATCCTGATAGTGTAGCGTATTTCAATTGTTGGCAAGGCACTGTTAGTGATAGAGTCAAAACAGATCAAATGAATCAAGTGATACAATATTTTCAAAATCTCGGATATACCATTGAGCGTTTAAAAAATACTTCAACAAATAAAACACTCAAATGGGTGATTAGCTATTGACACTATTATATTTTCCTGTTACATTAAACTATGTTAAATATAACTACACCCTATCCATATCGCGAATTTAAAAGAAAGACTGTAAATGGCAAACGTTTATATGAAAATCCTTATGGCGATCCAGTTCCTAGTGTCACCACTATATTGGATAAAACCAAGCCTAAGGAAAAAAGAGAAGCCCTCAACCGTTGGAAGAAAAGAGTGGGCGAAGCAAATGCTCAAAGAATAGTAACTGAAGCCTCGAATGTTGGTACAATCATGCACAACATGTTGGAGAGCTGGGTAAAAAACGAAGAGTACACAGGCACAAATATGTTGCAAGCCAAGATGATGGCTGATACAGTAAAGAAAAATATTGAAGCTGATTTAGATGAAGTATGGGGTAGTGAAGTAAATTTGTGTTATCCACAACTGTATGCAGGCACCACAGATTTGGTAGGTGTATACAAAGGTGTGCCTCATATAATGGACTTTAAACAAACCAATAGACCAAAAAAACGAGAATGGATTGATGACTACTTTATGCAAGCCGCGGCATATGGTATGGCTCATAATGAAATATTTGAAACAAAAATAGAACATGCGGCAATTTTTATGTGCAGTCGAGATTGTGAATGGCAACTATGGGAAGTAGGTCCAGAAGAATTTAAACAATGGACTGAAAATTGGGCTAAACGTGTTGAACAGTTTTACAAGCTGTCATAAATACTGTATCAGGAGCAAGAAATGGCAACCACAAGAGTAAGTAAAATAAGTGTAAGAAAAGGTAATTTTGCAGATTTACCTGTTTTAGATTCAGGCGAAATTGGATATGCTACAGATGTCAGAAGATTGTTTATTGGCAATCCGTCTGTAAGTATTGGAACAGGAAATGGTGTACTTACAAGTTTTACTATACCATTAGCACTAAGCAAGCCTAACATTGTAACAATATCAGTTGCAGGTACAGCCCAAAGTACTTCTTCATATACAATTAGCGGTACTACAATAACATTTGGATCTGCACCAACTGGTGCTATTACAGCAAATTTTAATAGTGAAATAGATATTGTAAGTGATGTTACATTGCCAAGTAGCATTGAATTAGCCGCAAATGGCAGTTCTGCTGATACTGGTTTCCAAGTAGATACACAATTATATAATATAGTAGTAATGGATTATACATTAGAAAGTACAAGTGGTGTAAGAGTAGGTCAACTTAGATTTGCCACTGACACCAGTGCAAGCACTAGCACTATAGATGATAACTTTACTGAAACTGCTAGTGTTGGAATTACATTCGCTGTAGATATAGCAACTACTAATACAATGAAGCTACAGTATACTGACGCTGACAATAAAATTTGTAAATTTAAATATACGTATCAACTTTGGAACAGCAATTAGTAAATGGTGCTTGGTTTGAGTCTCCTAGTACTAGACTAAGCAAATGGAGAAATTTTAGAAAAGGACTTGACACAAACAATGTAAAACAAGTTTGTGAAACAGTCGTTAACTGGTGGAAGATGGCACCACTGAGTAGTATGACCATTGACCCAGTAGACAGTAGCACTTGGCCTACGCCTTGGGAAATGCTACACAGTGGTATGTTTTGCGAAAACAGTATAGCTTTGGGTATGAGCTATACTATTTTTTATGCAAATGATAGTATTCCAAATGAATTATTATTCATTATGGATCAGGAGAAAAGTATACAAAGATTATGTACACTAATTGATAATAAGTATCTGCTTAATTTTGAATATGGATCGATAAGTAATTTACCATCCAATCATATTTCAGTTAGTTACAAGAAAAATATAAGCGATGTTATAACATGATATAACGACACACAGGGTGTCTATAAGTACAAGAACAAAAAGGGAAAACATGATGAGTGAAATTCAAGTATTAAAGCGAGACGGTAATAAAGATATACTAGATTTAGAAAAGCTACACAAAGTAGTTTTTTATGCTTGTGAAAACATTAACGGTGTTAGTGCAAGCGAAGTTGAAATAAAAAGTAGTTTACAATTTTATAGTGGTATTACTAGTAGCGAAATACAAGAAACACTTATCAAAAGTGCCGCAGATTTAATTAGTGAAGAAACACCAAACTATCAATGGGTTGCAGGAAGATTAATCTGCTATCATTTGCGTAAAATGGTTTATGGTAGTTTTGAGCCGTGGCACATATTAGATTTAATTAAAATGAATGTAGAAGAAGGATTTTATGATTCAAGTCTACTAGAAACTTATACAGAACAAGAATGGGATGAATTAAATTCACATTTAAAACACGAGCGTGATGAGAGTATGACTTATGCCGCCATGGAACAATGGAGAGGCAAATATCTTGTACAGAATCGTGTAACAAATATAATCAAAGAAACTCCACAGATGGCATATATGCTGATCTCAGCAACACTGTTTGCTGAATACCCAAGAGATACTAGATTGCAATGGGTAAAGGATTATTATGATGCAGTTTCACTTTTTTATATTAGCTTACCTACTCCTGTTATGGCTGGCGTTAGAACTCCGCAACGCCAGTTTTCGTCATGCGTCCTTATTGAGACAGACGATAGTTTGGATAGCATTAACGCTACTACTAGTAGCATTGTTAAGTATGTTTCAGCAAAAGCAGGTATCGGTATCGGTGCCGGTAGTATTAGGGCACTTGGAAGTCCCATACGTAGAGGAGACGCCTATCATACAGGAGTAGTACCCTTCTATAAAATGTTCCAAAGCGCCACAAGGAGTTGCTCCCAAGGTGGTGTGCGAAACGGAGCGGCAACATTATACTATCCTATATGGCACTACGAAGTAGAAGATCTTCTTGTTCTAAAAAACAACAAAGGCACAGATGATAATCGTGTACGTCATATGGATTATGGAGTACAGTTTAACAAACTGTTTTATGAAAGACTTATCAGTAATGGGGATATAACTCTTTTTTCACCTAGTGATGTTCCTGGTTTGTATGAAGCATTTTTCTCAGACCAAGATAAATTTAAAGAGCTATACGAACGTGCAGAACGTAATACAAGATTACGCAAAAAAACTATTAGTGCAACAGAATTGTTTAGCCAGTTTATGGAAGAACGCAAAAACACCGGCAGAATTTATCTACAAAACGTAGACAATGCAAACAGTCACAGTAGTTTCTTAGAAGAAGTAGCACCAATTAGACAAAGTAACCTATGTGCAGAGATTGATTTGCCAACTAAACCTTTAAATGATTTCAATGACAAAGAAGGTGAAATTGCATTGTGTACATTGAGTGCTATCAATTGGGGTAAAATTAAATCTCCTGAAGAGTTTGCAAAGCCATGTGAACTAGCTGTAAGAGGACTTGATGCACTGCTAACATATCAAGACTATCCTGTAAAAGCGGCACAAAATGCAACAGAAGGCAGACGTCCATTAGGTGTTGGTATTATTAATTTAGCATATTGGATGGCAAAAAATAATATGACATACTCACAACCAGATTTAGAAATGATCGACGAGTTTGCTGAAGCATGGAGTTATTATCTTATCAAAGCAAGTGCAGACCTTGCTGAAGAGCAAGGTGCATGTCTATGGAGTGACCAAACCAAATATCATAATGGACTTACTCCTAACCAAACATACAAACAAGATGTAGATGAACTAGTACCACACAAAGAACGTATGGACTGGAGAGGACTAAGAGATCAACTAAAAAGTACAGGAATACGTAACAGTACACTGATGGCACTTATGCCTGCTGAAACATCTGCACAAATTTCTAATGCTACAAATGGCATTGAACCGCCACGTAGTTTGGTAAGTGTAAAACAAAGCAAGCATGGTGTACTAAAACAGGTTGTACCTAGTATACATAAATTAAAAAACAAATATGAATTACTTTGGGACCAACGTAGTCCTGAAGGTTACCTAAGTATTATGGCTGTATTACAGAAGTATATAGACCAAGGCATCTCAGTGAATACAAGTTATAATCCTGTGTTCTATGAAGATGAAAAAATTAGTATGAGTGAAATGCTAAGACATTTGATGATCTTCTACAAGTATGGTGGAAAACAGTTGTATTATTTCAACACCTATGATGGACAAGGTGAATTAGATGTTGACAAATTATCAGAATCTAGTAACATTACTGTACCCGAAACTGAAATTGAAGAAGAAGACTGCGAAAGCTGTGTAATATAAGAAAGAGAGAATATGAGTGTACTAAATGAAAAGGCACGGAACAAGCACCTCGAAAGTTTGATGTTCTTGGATCCGAACGGAGGCGTTGATATTCAGCGTTATGATACTTTAAAGTATCGTCAGTTTGACAAACTTACTGACAAGCAGTTAGGTTTCTTTTGGAGACCTGAAGAGGTAGATGTGTTGCGTGATGCAAAAGACTTTAAGGAGTTAACAGATCACGAACAACATATTTTTACCAGTAATTTAAAAAGACAAATATTGTTGGATAGTGTGCAAGGTAGAGCTCCAGCTGATAGTTTTAACCCACTTGTAAGTTTACCTGAACTAGAAAATTGGGTAACCACTTGGACATTTAACGAAACTATTCACAGTCGCAGTTACACACATATCATAAGAAATGTGTATAGCAATCCAAGTATTATCTTTGATGAGATGATGGACATTGCACCTATTATGGATTGTGCAACTGATATATCAAAACATTATGATGACCTTATTGAAATGGGGCAATGGTACAATTTGTTAGGTGAAGGTAAACATACAGTCAATGGTAAAAAGATTGTAGTTGACAAATACGAGCTTAAAAAGCTAATTTGGAAAGCAATGATGAGTGTCAACATTCTCGAAGGTGTGCGTTTTTATGTTAGCTTTGCATGTAGTTGGGCATTTGCTGAACTTAAAAAGATGGAAGGCAATGCTAAAATTATAAAACTAATTTGTAGAGATGAGAATGTACATTTAGGTAGTACACAAACATTGCTTAAACTTATGCCAAAAGATGATCCTGACTTTGCTAAAATACAAGAGGAAACCAAAGATGAAATGGTACAACTGTTTATTGATGCAGTAGACCAAGAAAAAGCATGGGCAGACTACTTGTTTAAAGACGGATCAATGATTGGTTTAAATGCAAAACTACTAGGTGATTATGTAGAATGGACAGCTAATAAACGTATGACAGCAGTTGGCTTGCCCAGCCCATATAAAGGTGTAAGCAATCCTTTGCCATGGACACAAAAATGGATTGCAGGAGCAGAAGTACAAGTTGCTCCACAAGAAACTGAAATCAGTAGTTATGTTATTGGTGGTACTAAACAAGATGTTAACGGTAGCACATTCCAAGGCATGAAACTGTGATTACAGTATACAGTAAGCCATTGTGTCATTATTGCACAATGGCAAAACAATATTTAGAAAGACACGGGTTTGAGTATGAAGAAATCAGAGTGGATACCAATCCTGAAGCTAGACAGTTTTTGATAGATGAAGGGCATAGAACTATGCCTCAAATTTATCATGAAGGAAAACTACTAGTAGAAGGTGGCGGGCAAGCACTTGTTCAACTAGATCCAAAATTAATAAAAGAACTCTTAGACCCTAACGAAGGAGAAGTTATAAATGTTAGTGATTTCAAGTTATAAAAAAGGTGAAACTATCTGTGTAAAAGTAAGCACAGGTGAAGAAATTGTTGCAAGATTTGAAGCTGAATCTGGAGATATACAAGTAGTAAAACCTTGTGTGATAACACTTAATCCACAAAATGGGCAGGCAATGCTTATCCCATGGTTAATGAGTATCGATACATCGTCAAGTGATCCTATTACAATAAGAAAAGAACATATTATTACCACAAATAAACCTAACAAAAGTTTATCTGACGCTTATATACAAAACACTACAGGAATCGCACCAGCGACAATGGGATCAGCACCACAACTTAAACTATAAATAGTTGCATGACAGCTTTTGTACATAGACAAGGTGATAGCCGTACTTGCGGTGCTACAACCAATACACGCATAACAAATGTTAGAGTAAACAACAGATTTATAAGTGTAGACGGTGATACAAATACTCATGGCGGCGGTAGTTTAATTGCAGGTGAAACAATTGGTAGTGTTAGAGCAGGAGGAATTCCTATTATTTTAAATGGTGATAATGCTAATTCTGATGCATTATGTCCTATACCAGGTGGTGCTCATTGTGCTCCAAATGCAAGCAGTGCCAGCCCTGATGTAAGAGCAGGAAGTAATAAATGAGTTACAAAGATTTTCCGTCAGGACTTACTGATCTTAATGAATACTTAGATGCAAGACATCACATAAGTGGTACTACAGGCAGTGGAACTGATAGTGTAAAAATTGTTGCAAGTGCTGAATATAGCTTTACACTACGTGAATTACTTTGTGGGTTACTTAGTGGTGGAGGTTTGAAACTCCCCAATATCCAAATCTGTATGCACACAAATATAAATGAACTTTTAAAAATTCCTAATTTACAAGCAGAACTCAGTGATGCACTCAGTGATCTACAACAAGGTATGGAACAATTTATGGATCATACTAAACTAGATGAAGTGTTAGGTAGATTAAATGGTGTATTAGCAGAAGCACAAAATGTAGCTAATCTAATTAATTTTTGTGCAACTCCAGTAGATCCTATTGCTATACCTAATATGCTTGAAAGGGCAATGGGTAGTTTTTTAGGTGCTGGAAAAAGTCTTATTGATAGTATAGGTTCAATTGCCCCTGGACAAACTTGTGCATGTATCAGTACTAGCGGTGGATTTAATGCAAGTGTTTTTAACGGAGGAATTTTAGGTACAATTGCAAATAACATCAGTGCAATTAATGCTGGAACATTATCTAGTAGTGTCTTAGATAGTTTAACAAGTGATATATCAAATGTAAAAAATGGAATTACAAATTTAATAAATTTTGAAAATAATATTTCTGGAAGTTTTACTAGCGGAGGTAGCCAATTTGCCGCTCCAGATGATGCATGTAATACACAAATTGGTGTACTTCATAATCCTGCTAGTGGCGGAGTTGCTGGTAATGCTAGAATGGTTAGTCAGCTTAAAGGTTTGTATGATAGATTAGGTGGTTATCCTGTACAGTATAGCTTAGGCGCCGGAGTAGGTGACGGTATTTCCAATGGTCATCAATATGATTCAAACGGAAACCGTATTTTTCAAGGAGAAGTAACAGAATTTGCAAATATATTTCATTTACTATTAGAACAAAGTTTACTAGATGTTATTCAAAGAGATGACAATCCTACTCCTGATGTAAGCACACAAACGCCAGTTTATGATTATTGTGGAAATATAATTGGTTACACTGCTAATTTTGATCAAAGAGAAACTACTACAAGTGCTGGATCAACTCCAACTATACCTAATAGTCCTGGATACAAAGCTGGAGGGTTGGTGACTGATGTGAGTAATATTGCTGGTTCAAGTGGCTCATCAGGATCAACAACTGTGGTTAACAATTTTAACAACACAGGTAGTACACTATTTGTTGTAAACAGTGAATCCGCAATGCTAAATCTCAATGCTCAAACAAATGATATTATTGTAAGAGCAGATATACTAACAATATTCACTAGAAAAGATACAAATCTATTCAGCACTGGTACACTTGGAGATTTTCAACAAGCAACAAGTACACTTGCAACATTTCTTGCAAATCTTAATCAAGAAACAGGTAGTGGCTTAGTAGTTAAAGATAGTGGAGTAAGTCGAGCAAGATCAGTTGAAGGTGTAAGTGGTGCTATTAAAATTAGTAATGGTGATGGCATTGGTGGAAACATTAAAATTGAATTGGAAGAAAATACAAGAATACCAGGTACAGCCGCACTTAAAATTCCAGCTGGAACAACTGCTCAAAGACCTAGCACAGAAGTTGGTGAAATAAGATACAATACAGATACACATGCAGTTGAAGCATATTTTGGAGATACAAATAGTTGGCGTAATGTTAGCAATAGCACTAGTAGCACTGTCAATAGTGCTATTAATCTTGGAAGCGGACAAGCTGTTTATAAATCAACAAATGGTACAGAATTACAATTTAGAACACTTACACAAAGTGGTGGCATAGTTCTAACTACTAGCGGAACTGAAATACAGATAAGTGACGGTTTAAATGTAAGTAATGTAGGCAGTGGTAGCCAACTTTTCAAACAAAGATCCACAAATACTTTTCAATTTAGAACTATTACAAGCACTGATGGAAGTGTAAGTATTACCCAAAATACTGATACTGTTGATATAAGCGGTGATCCTGACGTACTTAAAAGTAATACAGCCCAAACAACAGATGCAACTGCTTCTGCACTACAATTTGGTAGTGTATATCCTGAGCCAGCAACAGGCAAAACATGGTTTTTTAACTTGCATGCAATTGGCGTTGCAACAAGTGGAGAAAAGCAAGCATTTAAAGTGGAGGGTGTAGTAACAAACAGTGGCGGTACAAAAAGTCTTGTTGGTACAAATAATAAGGTTGATTATCAAAGATCAGGAACCGCTGATCTAGCACAAACACCTTGGGACGCCATGTCAAGTTATAACACATCAGATACAGTTGAATATGATCTTAACACATATACAGCTAATAACACTATTAGTGCAAGCGGAAACAATCTAAGTCCTGACCAAGACAGCACAAACTGGACAGTGGCATATACAGGTTGGAATGTGAGTGCTGATATTATTGGAGGTGCTTTTCGAGTTAGAGTAAAAGGTTCTACAGGAAAAACTGTTAACTGGAAAGTAAGATTCACAAAAATTGAAGTATAAAT